GCAATGCATCCGTAACAATTTTCTCAAAATGAGACCGGGCGTTGTCCCGTGAAATCGAAGAAGTTTGAGTCAAGATAGCAATAACTCTTTGAAGGTCATCATTTTCGTTAGTATACGTATCAATTTTTTGGTCAAGTGCTTTAATTTCATTCTCTACGTTAAGCTTGTTTTCCGTAGCGATGATAAGCTTTTTCTCCATGTCTTTCAGGTTGTTTTGAAATTCAGATAAATTCATGGCAGCCACCTTATGGGGCTACTATTGAAAAATCATCTACAATTGATTTAATCGCATCGAGCTTATCTTGGGTTATTGGGTCACTGATGTCAATTGTGGAGAGTCTTGTCATTAGGCTATCCAGCTCACTTTCTTTTATCGAAATGATATCGGGAACCTGACTAATCGACACGCCGGTTGAGGCCTCGCACTCTTCGACTAACTTATCTCTTTGATTGCATAGGTTCGTCAAATTTGTTTCTCCAATGATAGCCTGGCGTTCTGCATTTGTATACTCTTCTTGGAGTTTTGATAAAACGCCTTCATAACTTTGATATTTTTCTTTAAAGTCCATGTTAAATCCTCCTTAGTTTTTCATAAATTCTGAAATTGATTGTGTATGCGTTTCGTTTATTGTTTGACCGCAGCAAGGACATAAGTGATTCTCGATAATAAAGACGTCTCTATCCGCCTTTGCTTTTTCTATTACTGATTTGATTTTCTTGAGTTGTTTCTTTGTTGCTGAAATACTATGAGCCGCAGCTGTTTTTTGAGCATCAATCTTTTCAATATCCTTTAACATGGGCTTAACTTGCTGAATATAGCCATTAAGAGCGCTGGCATGATTAACAGCGGCGCTAAGCTTTTTGTTATAAGTATCAAAGAGATGAATATACTTAACAGCATTGTTTATATTGCTTAACGATACGACGTAGGTCTCATAAGCGTGATTGATAAATCCAATGTCATTTTTGCAAGTTACTGCACAGCTGACAATAGGCCTTAAAGACGCAATTGTCTTATTGATATTCAATGCTTTTTCTTCGGATTCAATATTGGCAATACAGGTATTATAATTATCATAAATACTTTGTGATTGTCTAATAAATTGAAGAACTGATATGCCTTGATTTACAACTGGGGCAAGTTCAGCAATCACTTTTGCTTTATTGCACTCTATTTCTTGAGCGGCAATTTGCTGATTGCAATTTTCGATATTGTTCTGTAGCGAAACCGTATTGGTAATAAACTTGTCAAGTCTTTCGACTTCTTTACAAATTAATTTATAAGCATCATAGAACGACTGCATTAAAGCAATATCTGGCAATTGTTTTAGTTCATAATCTTTGTCAGCCAAATCTTTTGTATAGGCCTTGATTAGCTTTTTATTACCAGTGATAATACTGCTTTGTTCTTTGATAGCTCTATCAATTACATGAGTACCGGTAATCCGACCGATAGCAGCAGCTTTAACCATTGGGCTTTCGGTTAGTAAGAACGGGCCTTCTAATTGAGTAATCACATTAAGGTGTGTCTCTAAGTCCTTGGTGATATTCACCTTTGGCATCTGATGAACGTTGGCTACTTCGACCGGGACAGCGTTGGTAAAACCTCGGTAAGACTGAGGAGTTAAATTACCTTGTTCATCCAGATAAGCAATCTCATAACTGCCAGTATCTTTTAATGTCCGGCTGCGTCTGATATAAGTTCCGTCGGTATAATTTAACTGAACGGAGCAGTTGTCCTTACCGGCCATAATGAAGTCTGTTCCTAATGGCTGATTATCCACAACCCAAAGAATTGCTCTAAAGATAGTTGTTTTGCCGCTATTGGACTCGCCGATAATAATATTCAGACCATCAGTCAGATTAATAATACTGTGTTCATGTGACTGAAAATTGGTCAGCTCAATCGAGCTTAGCTTTTTTGTAACCGGAGATTCAATGTACCCGGGCTGGGCCTCGAATTCATCAGGAATACACTGAAGCGTATCGCTATAGATACCCATTGCTAAATTTTTGATTTTAGTTTCAATTTGAGCGTTTAAGCAAATATTGTCAATAATCTGAAGAATATTGGTATTAATTGAGCTCGTCGGCATTGAATTAGAAAGACTGTTTTTAAAACCATCGAGGGTAATCGTTGATGCTTTTTGTTTATAGGTTGAGTCATAATCAAAGATAGTCGTCGATGGTTGAGCAACGGCTAGCTGATGAAATGAATAATCATAGACGATTTCATCTTGGTCATTAAGCGTGATATCCAAAATGCCATATTGAGGGGTATGCGTCTTATTGTACTCGGTCTGGTCGACTCGCATAAGTGACCCGGGATTATAGATTTCAAATCCAGCACCGTTATATTCAAACTGTCGATGATAATGACCAGCCAGAATAATATCAGCATTGGTTGTAATGCTGCTGGCCATCGTATGTTTGATATTTGGATGTTGAGCATCCGGAGTCAGATACCCATGAATGGCTAAGATATTTAAATCAGCTTCATCTTGTTCCATGTCAAAGTCTGTTTGATTACCTTCGTCGATGTGAGCATAATACTCCTGGCCGCTAATCGCAATTGTGAATTCTTCATCGCCTTGTTTGGCTACGATTTGAAGTGGCCGGTCTCTATCTAGGATAGTAACTGTTTTTGTTTTGGCCAATAAGCCGAGCTTGGTTTGGTCAATCGTGTCAGTCGTATAACCTTCGATATCATGATTACCGGGAACAACATAGACCGGAATACCAAAAGCGTTAATAAGGCCGGCCACTTGGCCAGCAAACTTATCAGAAACTCGTGCAGTATGAAATAAATCACCGGTATGAATAACCATATCGATATTATATTTTTTAATCACATATCCGAGCTCATAGAACTTTTTTAGAAACGATACATAATAGATATCCTTTCTGCTCTCCGGGCCTTTAACGGTTCCATGAGAGTCTGTAATATGTAGTATTTTCATAAGTCCTCCCTTATTTGCTAATACTCAATAGACATTATTCCATTTGAGTTTCTTTTGACACTCAATAAAATCTTTTCTTCTCTTGATTGCGCTCTAAATGTATTGTTGGTTATATCAATAACCAATATTGAAATAGTCGTGCCAACATGATTTCTTAAAACGCTAAAATCAATCAAGCCTGTTTCTCTGTCCATTGCTGCAAGTTCTTCAGTCGTTTCTAGGTCTACTATTCTTGAAACAAATGTTTCTTGTTTTATTGTGTCTTTAAAGATTGTTATCTGTAACATAATGCGACACCTCCTTATTGTACAATAAAATAGACGGTCATACAACCGTCTATCTTGTCATTATTGTTTATTGGATTTAGCTTTTAGCTAGCTCTTTTCGAATCGAATCTCCAAAGTCTTTCATTGTGACTGGAAAGTATTTTTTACTACGACCAACGGGCTTGACAAAGACATCTTTAAGTTCGACATCCGAAGCTCCTAACTTCGTGATTAATAAATCATAATGTTCCAAGCATTTTTCCAACTCTGCCAATAAAGCATTGTTATTTTCAGGCATTGCTTTATATGCAGATGAAACAACCAGTTCACATTCGTTTCGAACATCAATGGCATTAAACCGTAATGAAAAATTAGTTACGCCGTTAAGGATTTGAGCCTCAAGAAACTGATTTAAAATAGCAACAACTTCTAATCTTTTTGGTAGTGATTCAGCAAGAACTTTTCGAACAGCAACCTGTTTTGGCTCTGCTAAATCACTAACAAGAACGTAATCCATTACGTAAGCGCCATTTTCGGCTTTCGTAATTGACAAAGATGCAATGTTCGATTTATTGAAACTATCAATAACCGTATTACATTTGTCATAACTGTATTCAAGCAGCATAGTTTATCTCCTTCTTTCTGTTAGTTTGACAATTAAATATATTCCATTTTTTATTATAGCACATAAGAGCTGTCTGTACAAAGAAGGAACAAGAATCATTATTTTATTAAACAATTGTGTCGACTCTGGATGACGGCTCAAGCTGCACAGGCTGCGCCGTTGTCGGCATTGTATAGCCAACAAGCGTTGATTGTAATAACTCGCCTTGTTTTGATGTAATGCCGGTATAATTCGTATGATTAAATAGGCCCATCAGAATATTAGTAAAGGCTTCTTTATCTAATCCTTTTTGTTTAATCAGGCCTTTGATAGCAGTCATCTGGTCGATTGTAATTAATGGTTCTGGTGCTTCATCCATGATTTCGCTTAATTCCGAAGAACAAACCATATCAATATTCGTGTACTTTCTTAAGGCACGGCCCTGAGAACGAGTCGACGCCATTCGAATATAGGAAGCGGCGACCATTTTGCTACAATTTGTGACATTAGCGTCTCCGATATCAGAATACTCAACTTGAATAACCTTATCCTCAATAGGACTCCAGTCATAGCCACCGACAATTGTTTTACAAATAGCTGTCCAGCCGTTGGTATCGCTAGGGAATTGAATAATTTCTGTTTCCATTTTCCAAATACCCTTTTCGTGAGCAAATGCAGTTAGCCCTTCAAGTTTAATTGCATCTTTACCTTTGATATTAACCGAGAACTTAGCTTTAAACTCGTCGGTTAACTTAGGGGCTGATTTGTCTTGATAATCAAACATTGTATTTCTCCTTTAATTAAAATGCATCTTCGGTTAAATGCTTTGGTATCTCATTCAGGAAACGACTGGGTCTAGTATTAATATAACCACTGTCTTTTCCATTTTTCTTCACGGCAGCCCGGGTGATATAAAGTTTTCTTTTTGCCCGGGTCATGGCAACATAAAATAGTCGCCGCTCTTCTTCGATAGCGTTTTTAGTATTTTCGTTTAATGAATTAGCGTGAGGGAAGACACCCTCTTCTGCGCCAATAATAAAAACAGTATCGAACTCCAGACCTTTTGAGGAATGGGCCGTCATTAATTTAACGGCATTAAGCTCGGCTTTTTCTGCCCCTTTTGTTTCTGATAATAATGCAATCTGGTCAATGATTTCACCCATTGTATCCGACTCGGTATTTGCTTCCATACTAGCCGTCATAACAACGAATTCATCAATAATCGAAAGACGTTCAGCCGTGTCTTCAGAATAAACCATCGCAATTTCCTTACGATAATCCGTTAAATCAATAACATCTTTTAAGATATCACTACAGGCTGTATATTCTTTTGCTAATATCCGACTAACAGACTCTAAACGATACTGGATATTAGCCGAGATTTTGTGCGATTTAATATACGCTGGAATAACATCATGAAAATTAAGACAATTATTTTGAGCATAATCAATAATATTTTCAATGGTCACCTTTCCTACACCTTTTAAAGTGCCGAGAATTCTCTTAAAGCTGGTCATATCAGTGTTATTGACAACACATTTACAATAAGCCAGTAAGTCTCTTACCTCTTTACGGGTATAAAAAGACTGAGAGCCAAATACGGTATAATTAATTCCGAATTTTGTAAACTCTTCTTCGATGATACGAGCTTGAGCATTGGCTCGATAGATAATGGCAAAGTTTGAAAAATTCTTACTACCGGCCAGCATAATTTCAGAAGATATCCATCGAGCTTCGGTAAAGATATCATTGGCTTGATATATCTGAACTTTATCGCCAGCATCGTTATCACAAAACATTTGTACTTTTGTACCGAAACTATTATGGTTAATCATAGCGTTGGCTGCTTCGATTATTGTTTGAGATGAACGATAATTCTGTTCAAGCTTCAGAAGCTTAGTGTTTGGATGGGCTGAAGCAAAATTTTCTAAGTATTCTGGCCTGGCATTACGAAACGCATAAATTGATTGATTGGAATCTCCAACAATCATGACGTTATTGTCGCCAGTAATTAATTTAACCAGCTGGAACTGTGCGCTATTGGTATCCTGGGTTTCGTCGACCATGAGATACTTAATGTTTTCATGTACCCAGTCCGTTATATCTGGATAAGAAGACAGTAATAAAATCGTATAAATAATTAAATCATCGAAATCAAAGGTTTTTCTTTTCCAACAAATATTCTGATATTCCTGATAAACATCAGCAAAAAGCTGACGTTCTTTCTGGCTAGCCAACACTGCTGCCGGTTTAATCAAATTATTTTTATAACTGCTAATTTTGGCTAATATCTCATTAACCATATAGGGCGAGTATTCCACACCTCGGTCATTCAGAATTTCTCTTATTAGATTCTTTCCTTCTTTGGTGTCCATAATAACAAAACTCTGAATGCCTAACTTAGCGCCAAACATGCGGATTAGCCGGGTACAAATACGATGAAATGTTCCAATCCACATCTTATGGGCTTCGCTTGAAGCGTCCATCATTCGGTTCTTGATTTCAGTGGCCGCTTTGTTTGTAAAAGTAATCATCATGATTTGGCTGGGAGAAACCCCCAGCTCGTCAATCAAATACTGTGTTCGTTTAATTAAAGTTGAGGTTTTGCTAACCGCTGCCAGCGGCAGCCATTAAAACGACATTGCTATCAATTGATTCCAATATAGCGTTTCTTTGTTGTTCGTTTAATGAGCTTAAGTCCGTAGGCATGGCATCACCCCCTTTATATAAAGTCTATGCATTTCTCATACTTCCTTTCTAAAAATAGATTTGTGTTATCATATAGTTGTTTTGCAATTTTAACACTATCTTTTTTAAAGATAGCAAGTTGATAGCACGTTCTTTGTTTGTAAAGTTTTACATTGACGCCATAAAACTTTTGTATTTTTTCTTGAAGTTCTTTTGTATATGTCTGACATGAAAAACTAACAGATATGTATATATGAAACCTGCTTTTGTTGGACGGCGATACGTAATACATACCATCTCCATCAATTATACCTCTAAAGAAATCATTAAAGAAAACGTCAGGTATATTTGGCAAAGAAAAGTCAACATAGGTTTTGTTTCTTATTACACCATAAGACATTAAATCATGAATTATTTGTTTATCGTTAAACGATATTCTATAATATGATTTTCCGTGAACAACTTTCGTTCCAATTTTATGACTAGAGCTAATATGTTGTTTAAATAACTCAATATGCTCTTTGTCTTTTAAAGTAATTTCAAAACTGTTTGTTTTATCATTAATACACCCATCAGCCAAGATAAGGCCTAACCAATAAGCGTTTTCATGATTCAAAACAGAAAAGTAACTACTATTGATAGATTTTTTACCGTTAGGAAGTATTGATATATTATATTTTTCCTTTAATCTTTTGGATAGTCTACCTCTATCCATTTTAAAATCTTTTGCTATCGAAGTAATAGACTCTCCTTGCTTAAATCGCTCATAAGCAATCGGGTCAAGTTTGTCTATTTTGTTTTTAAGTTCTTTGTTTACATACTTATAATTAGTCATAAATAACACCTCTTTGATAAAAGTGTATCATATAATTAATTATAAGTAAAGTAAGTTCCACTACCAGCGGTAGCATTATTTTAACCATCCTTTTAAATGAAATCCCCAGACTGCACCAACAACAGTCGCCAACAACAAAACTAATACATCAAAAGGCATATTTACCTCCTTAAAGACGTTGTTTCTTTGTATACCATATCGCAAAATTCTAATTGCTTAACAGGAGACTCTTTTGATAAGCTCTTGACTAAATTATCAATCATTGTAACAACATCCTTTGGAATCATGCCGGTCAAATATTCCGGGTCTTTAGTTTCTAAAGCCGAGATAAGATTAATACGATTGTGTCCAAGTTTGTGAGACTCTTTATATTCACCAATTTTTGGATAAGCATCGACAGAGTCAATTTCCATAAAGATAAGCGGCTTGGTTGTTCTTGATAAATCAACAAGAATATATCGGTCTTGATATGCTCCGATAATATAAGCATGAGCGTATGGTGTAATTTCGCCATTCACGACTTCGATAAAACTACCCTCATAGGCAGAGAAAGTATAGTCGGGAAGTAATTTGCCTAAATAGTCAGCACCAAAGATAGCTGTTTGTCTACAGCTGTTACATCCAAAGCGCTGAAATTCAGCTTGTCCCTCTGTCATAAGTAAGAACTTAAGCACGGGATTAAATAAATAAACCATTGTATCTCGTGCTTTTTGTTCTTCTGAGGTTAGATTACCGTTTGTAAAAATCAGTCTCATTGCTGATTTGATTCCAATAATTCTTCGATATCGGCTGCTTCATCTTCCCGTTCAATAATTTCAGCAACCTCCTGCTCGATTAGAGCAGTCTCGTGTTTAACGGCATCAATCTCTTCTTGAGTTTGAGACTTAGACAACTTACCAAGCATATTAATAAACTCTTGCTGAAGAGCTTCATTTGCCCGTAGCGCATCCGTGAAAGCGCCTTTGCTCTTGAACTTACAAAGTGTCCCATGAAGTGTAATTGGAACTCCATTTTCGTCTTCGTAATAATGCCAGGAGCCAGCTAATCGAACAATGCCAGCTTCGACCAAAATACCCGGCAGACAGCAAATCGAATCAATTCCGTTTCGATACGTAGCATAGTAAATACACTTCATAAATGGATTCCATTTACCGGCGAAACGATTCTTATGAATAATACACGAAATCTTAACACCTTCTTCTTCGCCAATCGGGTCTTCTTTCATAATCTTATTCCGATTCATTTTGATTCGCTGTGAGGCATAGAAAGCTAGCGCTTTACCGCCCGGAGTCGTTGTGGTATCACCATACTTAACGCCAACGTTATCTCGAATCTGATTAATAAAGACCATTGTGATTTTATTCTTAGAAGCCAATCCATTAGCAACCCGGAAGAACTTAGACAACAGACGAGCTGTTAGCGCAATGTTCTGTTTTTCAAGGTCATCTTCGGTTTCGACTTTAGGGGCTAAACCTGCAATTGAGTTAACGACCAGCATGTCGATATCTCCAGCTGTAATAAGACCTCTGGCAACATCAAGAGAACTTTCAGCATTACCGACATCTTCCTGCTGCCAGAATAATAAACGTTCAAGGTCTACGCCGTGGTCAGCAAGAATCTCTTCAGTAACAGAAGATTCTGTTTCCAGCCATGCCGCATAAAAATCCGGGTCTTTCTTTTGTTCTTTGGCAAGGGTGTCCATTGCTAAACTGGTTTTACCAGAAGAGTTTGGGCCATACAGTTCTACGATACCACCCATTCCTCCACAGTGAAGCGCATCATTAAGTTCAAGCGATGGTGTCGCAATTATCTTCTTGGTGAGCTTCCCCAGTTGAACAGCCTCTGTGCCGCTCATAATGGTATTGGCCCCAAATCGTTTATTAATAGCCTTCTTCGATGCTTCTATTCTTTTTTTCTTTTCTGCGTCCATTTTGTTTCCTCTCTAATCAGTAATCATAGAAAAATTATATTAATTCTTTGCCGTCAAAGATAGCATCAATCAAGCCATAAATAGACTCATAACTGATGCTATCTCGTATTTCTTGAATAACTAAAAGATAATCGTCAAGCGTTACTTCAAATCCTTTTTTGCATTGAGCCTGAATAGCGCTAATAATTATCTCTTGCATAATATTTTCTATCTTATCGTAAGCGTGTTCTTTACCATAGGTTATTAAGCTTTCTCTTGTAATGTGTTCGCAAATATAATTTTCAATTCTTTTTTCAGCCTCTGACACAAAAAACAAATAATATTTAAGATTGCTTGCTGTAACATATGTCGTACAACTATAGGTAATCTTCATGTTATTGTAACTGTTATAAGTAGAAGAGCTACCACTGAAAGTTGCATAGTAATAATTATTCATCTAACTCAATGATTTCACAATAGTCGTCAAGCGATTGCTTGCATTGACCATGCATGATTTCAAGGATGTTTCGAATTATATTAATACTTTCCAAGTCAATCTCTTTAGAATTTTCCATTGCTTTTAATAAGTCAATCGAGCAAGATAAATTATCCAACATCTTATTGTCATTGGCTATACTCATTTTTACATATTGAATTTGAGCTTCTGATAAATCTATCATTGGCCCTAATTCTGTTGCGACAACTTGTTTCGGGTCTTCAACAACGCCAATCAAAGACGAAAGATAGTAATAAAGCATCGTCTCTACGCCTTTTCTGGCTCCGGTTATCTTAGCATTGTCATCCATGAAAAGTCACCTTAAAATGGTGAATCATTTTCGTCAAACATGGCAAAGTTATTAGCTGGCGGCTGCTGAGCTACTGGCTGTTGATAATTTTGTTGCGGAGCAGCTTGTTGCTGGTAATTTTGTTGTTGCGGAGCGGCCTGTTGTTGTCCTCCGGCATTAGCTTGTAAGTTCTTAGCGTCCTGAACAGTAAAACCAATATTATCAAGCTCAAAGATATGACCGTATTTTACTTGACCGGTTTGAGCATCTGTTGTTTGGTATTCACTGTAATGGCCAACAACTTTAATAGCTTTGCCAGCAGGAAAATACTGACGCAATACAGGAACTTGTCCTCCGACTAGAGAACATGGAATAAAATCTGCGGTTTTGACACTCTTGTCTCCGGCTTTTGCTTTTTGTCGTTGAGTAGAGCTTAAAGCCCGGTCTACGGCAATTGTAAAAAGAGCTTTCTCGACGGTATTTTGTCCTGACTGAAACGAACTAAATTGCGGAACTCTGACCATTCTTCCTTCGAAGATACATACATTACCACTGTTAATCATTTTTAATATTACCTTTCTTGTTATAAAATTTAAATCATACGAAAATCCCGATAGGGATTTATGGATTTTCTCTGTTATACATTTCAACAGCCCCATTAATAAAAGCATCAGTCAAAGCGATGCTTATTCTGCAAGCACATGAATAAGACACTTCATGACTCGCAAGCAATTCAACAATCTCGTTAAAGATTTGAAGTGCTTCTTGTTCAGAAATGTCCTGTTTAGTTGATATTTTTTCTTTTGGAATAGTGGAACGCTTATATGCATTTGAAAGCGCATAATTCATGATATCATCGTTAAGCATAAAAATTTACCACCTTCTTTCTTATATACTTATTATATTGCACCACGAGGAATGATGCAATATAATGTTACAGTATTATTAAAAAATATTACCGAAGCCAACCGGTTCTTGTGCCATAAACATGGATGAATCTATTGGTACAATACTTCGCTTATCTTCGATTTCAATATCCTCTGAAATTGTGGTTTGTTTAGAAGCAACAGCTATTTTAACTGTTTTAGCATTGATGTTATTAAATTGCTTACTTACCGCTCCCTCGACGATGATAATCTGATTTTTCTTGATGTCTTGTTCCAATGACTCCGCAAGCTTTTCGTTAAATACATTAACGGTTCTTTCAACGTCGTCTTTCGTTTTAAACTTAATTGACATAAACATTTTGTTTTTCTTGGTTGTCTTCATTGTGGCAGATGTGACGATACCGGTTGTATGGATTTGTTCACCTTCATGGCATGAGTCAAAATCCGCATAGGGAAATGTGTCCAATGGATGTTCGGAGATGTAGCTGCCCATGTAAAATTTCTCAAGAGCTAACTTTATCTTACGTTTATAATCATTTTCATCCAATGGAATAGGCTTCTTCTCTCCCATGATACTTACTTCTTTTTCTTTTTTAACGTTTCCGATAAAATGATTAAGTAGCTTATATCGATTTGGTTCACAAAAATCAAAAGCACCAGAAAGAATCAATGAAACGTCAACATCTTTTTTCATTGGATTGGGGCTATTTTTACCGGTCTCTGCCCGTAAGTCTGTAATTAACTTAATAACAACTGGATTGTTGGAGTCATGAACTCGATTATAATAATCGTTAAAATCTTTAAAAGGAATCGGGTCAATTGTTTTATATTTGTTAATAAACGACAAGACTGATGCGCCAACGCCCTTTATCGCTTTTAAGCCATAGCGGATACCATTGCCATCAATAACAAAACCTGTTTTTGAATGATTAATGTCCGGAGGCAAAATGGCTATCTTTCGTTTTCTGGCCTGACTCAATGTTGCTACAATCTTTTCTGTTTCTTCGTTAACTGTACAGTTGGCCACAGCAAACTCCAGCGGATAATGACAAGACAACTGAGCAGTCTTGAATCCAATCACAGCATAGCAAAATGAGTGACTACGATTAAAGGCATATTTAGCAAAAGCTTCCATTGAATCGAATATCTTTTGGGATAACTCTAAGCTATAGCCTTTTGCCAGTGTTCCTACGCAATACGGAGACGGCTCTTCTATCATGCCGATAACATTATGGTCTTCATCGTATTCTGACTGTTTGCCGTAAATAAATTCGTTTCGGATTTCTGGTATCTTTTTCTTTAATTTCTTCCCGAGCGTTTTTCGAATACGGCTATCAGACGAGGATAAATCATAACCAGCCATAATCTGGCCAAGACTCATACAGTGTTCCTGATACCAAATACAACCCATCGTGTCTTTCAAGATAGGGTCAATGTCCGGATGCATGGATTGAATGCTCCCACTTTTTTTGGTTTCGACGTACAGGTCAACCATTGATTTCTTGGTTACTGCATCTTTTTCCAATGGCCCGGGTCGGTTCCCGGCATTAACCGCACAAATACCATCAATGTCAGTAACTTCGAAATCGGCCAGCATCATTGTTGGGGTATACGAAGACATCTGAAAAATATCAACGGTGTCTCCAGCCCGAAGCATTTTATAGACATCCGGGTCATTAAAGTCCTCGGAGTCATACCATTCATAATCAAGGCCTACTAAATCCATTGCTTCTTTAATGACATCGAGTGTTTTAAGCCCCAATGCATCGATTTTTAAAAATCCAAAGAAGTCAAGGTCATTCATTTCGAATTGGATTAGCGGCAGTACGGCGGTATCTCCGCCTTGCAAAATAGCAGCGTTCTCATTGATGGGTTTATTAGAAATAATAACTCCACCGGCATGTATACCCGTATTAGAGATACATCCGCATAAGTTTTGGACGCCAGCATATACAATCGGATACTTTTGAAAAATAACTTTAAGTTTGTCATAGGTCTTTGATAAGTTTTGTTTTTCTCTGTCGGTCATTGTCGCATATTTTTCACTATCCGGATTGTTAGCGATGTCTTCGATTAATTCATACGTAACATTATGTCCATCAACGATGTCAGGAATTTCACGAGTAATGTCATTGGATTCTTGGAAAGGACAATTCAAAAAAGACATGATTGCCTTAATCGTATTTTTGAGTTTATACTCTCCAAAAGTAATAATTTGAGAAACGTTTTGATAGCCATACTTGGTCAACAAATAACTAATAGCTTCTGCTCTTTTAGAGCGAGGAAGGTCTGTCGGTACGTTCTTATCCTACGGCTTTTTATCCGTAGCTCTGGGAGCTTGATAACTCCATTTTCATCGGTATGTTAAATCATACCCAGCCTAGCATAGCTTTTCATGTGACTATCACTCACAACATGGAACGGCCTCGTGGGGGATTATATTTTTTCACCCCTATGCGTTGCCCCTGACTAACGGTAGTAATTCCCGCTATACCTAACTTCGATTTAAAATCTTATATAGGATGATTGTATTTAACTATACAATGCCTTCGGTTCGGATTCCTCTCGGTTCCCGCTTAATTCCGTTCTAGTAATCTATGGCCTTCTGTGAGTCTTGACCATAGACGACGCTATTGTTGCATACACGCTAACGCCTTATTATATTTTCTATCTAAGAATACCGTAGCATCCTTATACATATAATTAAGTATTTTCTTAACTTTTGTATTTCCCCCTGTTTCAATACTGAAATTATCAACACCACGTTCGGGAAATCGTTGAGCTATCTGAAAAGGCACTCCTATATGTGATTCAATTTTTTTAATCATGTCGTATGTTCCGGTTATTTTAATCATATAATTTAAATTACCGCAAACCTGTGTTGAATGATGCGTAATACACCCATCTCCATCAAAATATCCACGAATAAAATGTGAAATTAAATCCTGCGGAAGAAAATCTGGAAATTCAATTAAGTTTGTTTTATTTGGAACAACGCCATGTTTTATTAAATCTTGTTTTATTTTTGAACTAGTAATTAAAAGTCTTGAATATGTAACACCTTCGGCGTAACCTTTAGTTTGTACATAATCCTTAACTTCGCCCGTAAATTCAAGTGCTAATTTTAACTTTTCTAAGTGAGGCTTATCATCATTAGATAATGAGACTCCAAACTTACTTGAATCAGAAACAATAAATCCATCGGCATAAATAAATCCTAACCAGTAAGCTTTATGTTCATCATCAATAGTTTCGAAATAATTATCATTTACTTGAAACTTTCTGCGATTGCGTCGTTGTTCTTCTGTTATTGATTGAGGTTTATGGGCTTTAATCCCCATCCTTTTAAGTACCCCATAAATAACAGTGGCTCTCATATTACTTAGTTCCGGAATTAACTTAACCATTTGGTATGGGCTAACTCCATTTTGATAGTTTAATATAATAAGTTCTTCTAATTCTTGCGCTATTCTCTTTGCCATATTTACAACATCCTTTCTATATATCAGTATCTATATAGAGTATATCGTAAAAGGAAAGGCTATGCAACTTTTTCTTCATCAATATCTGGAAATTCCAATCGACCGGTATTTAGAAAACGCTCAAAGAAGAAACCATTTTTAATTGGGTCTACTTTTGTAATATTTAATACATATGAAACGATACTCCCGGCTGCCGAGCCTCTACCTGGGCCACACAGAATATCACTTGAACGACACCACTCAAACCAATCCCACAAGATTAAAAAGTATCCGGCAAAACCGGCATTACAAATTATTTCAAGCTCATAAGTCATTTGCTTGATATATCCGATGGGGTCTGGAATTAAATTTTTTTCAAGTTTGGCCTTTAGTCCTTCTGCCGAAAGCTTTCTAAGATATGATGATTCGTCATGTCCAGGCGGACAAGGAAAGACCGGCAATAAATCATTATGGTCAGTTGGTTTTGGGTCGACGTTACAGGTTTCAGCAATTTTAGCACTATTGCTGATTGCCTCTAATGGGATACTGTTGGCCAGACAATAAGCCTCCATTTCTTCACCGGAATACAGGTGATTGTTTGTCGTAAAGACATATTGATGGGCCATGTTCTTTAAAATATTGTGATACTGATTATCGGTCGCTTTAATATAATGACTATCTGAAGTCATTACGAGTTTATGTCCGGTAATAGCCGACATGCTTACGAGTTTGTCGTTAACAAGAAGCTGTTCCGGGAAATCATGAGGCTGAACTTCAAGATAGACTTCGTCAAAAATATCTTCGAAGAGGTCTAAATACTTATAAGCTTCAACGTCTCTACCGCTTAAAATTAAGCTTGGAATAAGACCGCCAACACAGGCGGTTAAAGCAATAATCCCTTTTCCATGTTGTTCCATAAAATCAATGTCTGTAATTGGGAAAGTTTTACTTTTCCCTTTATGTGTGTTCACACCTCCATGTGAGACAATTTGATAAAGATTTGTTAATCCTTCTTGGGTTGCAGCAAGAAGAACAAGATGAAACCGGTCATTGTCTGGATTGTTATTTAAATCGATACAGTGATACACTTCGCAACCATAAATTGCTTTTATTTTTCTTTCTTTATGGTCTGGGTTATTGCAAGCATTATAATGTTTAACCAATCCAAAGATATTCGGTATGTTCTTACCCTACGGCTTTTTATCCGTAGCTCTGGGAGCTTGGTGACTCCATTTTCATCGGTATGTTAAATCATACCCAGCCTAGCATAGCTTTTCATGTGACTATCACTCACAACATGGAACGGCCTCGTGGGGGATTATATTTTTTCACCCCTATGCGTTGCGCTTGACTAGAAGCAGTAATTTCTTCTATCGTGAACTTCGATTTAAAATCTTATATCACTTAGCTATATTTAACTATATAGCGCCTTCAGTCTCGGATTCCTCTCGGTTCCCGCTTCATTCCGTTCTAATCATCTTGGGTCTTCTGTGAGTTTTGGCCCAAGACGGCAATAAAATTTGTCATGTTTTCTATTAAGATATATAGTTGCATCTTGATATAGGTAATCATAAAACAATAGGGCATTGTTGGCCCCACTTTTTCTTATTTCATAAATACCTTTTTTATATCGAGCTTGAGAAAAATTTATATGTTCATTTAATTCGTTTAAAAAAGATTCAGTTCCTAGTATTTTCATTTCTATATCAGTCCTAGATTTAGATACAGACACACAACCATCTCCATCAAAATAGCCTCTAATGAAATGTCTTATAAGGTGTTGTTGCATATCAGGGATGTGTTCTTTTCTATCCATTCCTAATTTTAATAAATCAGAGTATATATGTTTACTCGAAATTCCAATACGACATTGATTTCTGTTACTATACCTATTATTGCTATTTGTTGTTTGAATAGCATGAGTACAATTCATTAAGACTTGTATTTTTTCTAATAGATATTTATCAGACTCCATAATGGATAAAGAAAAACAATAAGAGTTTTGATTCTTTCTGTTTGGACTTATTGAACCATCAGCATAAGCAAATCCTAGAATATATGCTTTTTCCGGTGTATTAATATCGTTAAAAA